TCAATTATAGAATGCCGCCTGCAGGCTGTTATATCCCGCCTTACCATCGGCTGTGAGATTAAGCTTTTTCTGCAGCTTGATTGTCTCCGCTCTGGCAGTCTTGCCATACCTGCCATCGATGTCCTGATTACCGCCAAGGATCTCGTTACAACGTGTCTGCCACCATCTGGCTACCTCACCGGTAGATCCCACCTTATATGTAAGCCCTACGCGCTTGGCCTGCAAACAGATCTGCTTGCGGACATACTGTGTGTTCTTTCCATCTTTGCCATCCTCTGTGAGCTTACGACCGTATGCATCCCGGTACCCGTCTGCGTTGGCAGCCTTTTGAAAATTCTGAATGTTGATATTGCAGGTTTCTTCCCTCTGCGCCGGAACAGATACCATTTCAAAGTCAGTATAAAAAATATTGATATCACACTTGCCGCTGATCCCAGGAACGGATCCGGAGGAAGTGTACTGCCAAATGTCTGCGAAGTTCAGCTCTGCTTCCGTCAGGCTGGTGCCATATCTAGCATACCAGACATATACTTTTCCCAACGCTGCAACGATCTTATCCATGTTAAAATAGTTTTTGAGATAATCTCTGTTAGTGTAAATGACCGGAACATGTCCTCTTTCCTTTACTCTGGATAGGAAAGCAATCGCCATGTTTGTGGCCAGATCTTTTGTGATGTTCACGCCCTTCGTTCTAGCGTATCTTACGGTATCATATTCTAGATCATACGCGACTGGACATTTTTGCCAGTACTTTTCCACCTGATCACAGCAATAGTCAGCCTCATTTTTTGACATAAGCACTGATAGGGCGTACGAAAACCAGTAAATGACAGCTGCCACTCCCAGATTAAAGCATGCCAGCGCATTGCTCACAAATTTTTCATCAACATTATTTTTTCCATAACCGGCGCGGATACCGATACGCTTGTAGCCGGCATCCCGCACCTTTTTGATGTTAACGTTGCCGTTGTGTTTGGAAATATCCGGTCCTTTTGATAATGCCTTTTTCATTCTTCTCCCTCCTCTGATCCATTCAGTTTGCCGTCATCCAGCAGATCTTTCACTGCGCGGAACCACTGTTCAATAACGCTTTCTAAAAACTCATCAGTAAGAAAATACTGCAGCCATGAAGGCAACAGTTTTCTAGCCTGACTTACTACATACTTCATCTTCTGTTTTCCAGACCCGGATTTCTTGAATTCATGCTCCGCTTTCAAGAACAGGTGATATACATCCACTCTGATCTCATTGATAGTCTTGTCACGGATATACACCCATAAAAATGTTCCTGCCACCAGTGCCGTCAGCACTGCCAAAATAATTAACATGATTGTACTTGTACTCATAACTCATATCCTCCTTATAATAAAAATGCCTGCACTGCAGCCCAGATAAGTCCTGTAGTTATAGCTCCAATAAGTCCACCTACAACAGTGTTAAATACTGTTCTTTTCACATTGCTCCACTCTTTTCCAGGAGCACGCTCCATGTCATCGACACGACTGTCCATCTTTTCAACCTTCTGATCCAGGCTTGATACCGTCTCATTGGTGTGTTTTACTTCCTCCACTAACTGAATCATCGTGTTTGACATGGTATGGATCTCTTCCGTCACTCTCTCCAACTTATCAATTCGATGAGTATTGGATTTCGATCTGGCTTCTACCTCAGTAAGTCGATGTTCCATTTCGGTTTCATTCATGCCGCACCTCGCTCAAATATAAAAGCCGGTCACCTCCCGGCAGGGAAGTAATCGGCTCTTGGCTCTTGGTTACTATGTAGTTTTGGATAGGACCGTCTCTCACTCTCATATGCAGCCTCCTACTCTGTGGGGGCAGTCAGCTCTGCAAGCTGTGTCTCCAGAATGTTTATCTGATCCCGGAGAGCCTGACGCTCAGCATGGACTGTTTCCATGTCGTATTCCGCCTGCTCTCCCAGCAGAGAATACTCATAGGTCTTGATTACCTTATAGTCACTGGCGGCGATCTGTGCTTTAAGACCATCAATCTGAGCGGTCACCTGACTGATCTGCTGCTGTCTGGCCAGCTCTGCAAGCTCCTCCTCGGTCGGTTCCGGTTGCACCGGTGCAACCGGCTCAATATATACAGAGCCGTCGTCAGATAACTCGTACCAGCCGTCGCCCTCGCGGAATAAAGTTGTGTATGCCGCATACTCTCCGTTATCCAGAGGGTATTTGCAATCTGCATCTAAGTAGAGCCGGAAGCCATTGGTATTTACTGTGAGATTGTCTCCGGTGATCCGGATCACATGTGGACTCTCCTCTGATACTACGACCAGCTGTACGGTCTTTTTATTTTTAAATTTTATGTAACCCATGTGGGCTCCTTTCTGGCGCTCTTGTGGCTGCGCCTGCCGTCTGATCTACTACGCTAAATGGCAAGTTAACAAATGTATATACTGTTTTATACAGTAATTATTTTGCAGCAAATGTGACAAATACGGTAGAACTTAAAGATAATTTTCAGAATTACAAACTTCTTTTATTTGTATGTAACAACGGAACAGCTCAGATGTATGCCCCTACTGTATATCCAGCATTGTATATCAAAGATTTATATGACTCCGTTAAAAATGGTCAGCATCTCGGAACATATCCATCAATTGCCACTTTTATCGGTAGTACTATAAGTGGATCTTTTATCCCCGTTGCTGACAATAAATTCAAACTTACTACTGGTATGAGCGGTACATTTATGATTTTAGGATTAAAATAATATGTTATTCTCATATGTGTCGTCATTATCAGTTGTCTGAATAAGGTTTTAGGCAAATTGCAGTAAGAGTTCCTCTATAGGTGAGATCGGATGTTACATTAGCAAAGTCATAAGTGGATAAATTCACAGTGGTAGTTGTACCTATCCCTCTTAAAATTATGTTTGTACTTCCACCACCGCCAATCATTGATTCTCTAACTGTTTGATCGAAAAGGGTATTATTGTATATAAAATCAGATGATATATTGCCATCAATAAATCCAATTATTAACCACAAACCAGGTGTTAAAGTAACACTACATATTATTACTTGTTTATTTAATTTTTGATTTTTATATTCACCTGTTTTCTGTTCTACTTTCATTACTAACTTGCCATTTACATCAGCAAATCCATCTGCTACCGCCTTGGCATCCGGCACATATCCGGTCACTTTGGTAGCCAACAGATCATCCGCGCTGGTGATCATCTGTGCAAATGCCGGTGCTGTCAGATCGGTAAAAAATTTCTTTATTTTTCCAAAAACTGTAGATACCTTTTCCCCGCTGACAATATTTTCCCGGGTCTCTGAATCCGTAAATGCAATCTCTGAATCTGCCACATCCACTGTCTCTCCATCATAACCTTTGGCAAGATAGATCCAGTTGGTCTTATCATCCCTGGGCGCTCCATCCGGAGCATCTTTGATAGCCAAATACGTACTACCATTGTGAAATACCGCGTCCAGTCGCTCATATGCGGTATTAGAGTTGTAATCTCCTTTGTAAGATATTCCGATCTTTCCGAGAGATTTATAACCTTCCGGTACTGACATAGTTCAATCCTCCTTATTCTATGCTACTTTCCAATACAAAACATTGTCATCCGTTACAAAATCCACACCTACGCCATCCTTCATATAAAGGTTCATTGTGGTCTCATCTAAATAAAATTTAGGCTCGCTGATGCTTGCGTAAGTCTCCGCGCGATCCGCATCTATCTTAGCCTGCGCCGCAGATGCTGCCGCCGCAGATGCCTGCTGTGTTGCCGTTTCTGCTTGTACGGTAATATCCGCCAGGTAATCCGGCTGCAGCTTATCCGCCGTAATACTCCCTTTCTTTATATCAGCTTTTACCTTGCCATCTTCCCCGATGGTCCAATAAATGGTATCCGAGTCTAAAAATTCAAACTGCGTAATAAGTGCGGACAGATCTATGTACTGCTCCGTCCCATCCTTTAAGTAGATGATAAGTCGTTCCGTGCTGGGATCGTAGCCGAAGTTAATGGCGATCTGTGCCATTAAAGTGTGTAATACACTGGTTGCCCCGGAATAATACGTAATCGTAATATCACCTGTATCCTGGTTCAGTTCAATACTCTTTACCAAACCATTGGCTTCCGTGATTGATAACTTGGTCAAGTCCAGCGTTATCACGCGGTTATCAATCTCACTCACACCCTGACTTAACTTATTCAAATTCGTTTCATTCAACGGAGTGTTAATAGAGGGAGTGTTTTCCCAAACAGTAGGATTATACGCTTTCTGCATCCTGCTTCACCTCCTGCTCCGCAGCATCCCGATCTGCGATTTCCGCCAGTAACGCATCCCTGGCTTTCTGCTCCTGACGTATCAGCACCTCCTGCAGAGCCATACGCTTGACCTCCTCCGGCAACCCGGAACTATCCACAAAGTTTGTAATTGCCTGACTAAATTCCTTGATTTCTAAATTGCTCATTCTTAATCCTCCGGTCCCAAATAAGTAATAACAGTCCCACTAATGTTTTTTGTTCTCCACGCAACTGCCGTACCTTTATAATTCATATAGCCCGACACACCGATAGCTCTTACGCTGATCAGGTCCACACTGGACAGCTTGTTAACGATAGTAGCTGCACTGATTCTCTCTGCTTTGATTACCCCGGAGGATGTCCAGTTAGCTACTTCCATGTAATTAGCCTTTACGGTTCCAGCACTGATATAGTTGGCTTCTACCGTTCCCAAACGGGCGCTTACACCATTCAGATCAGAGACTGTCACATGATCTGCTTCCAGGCTCCCCACGCGGCCACTGACGGCATTCAGAGAGTCAATGGTTGCCTTGGTGGCAATCAGATTATTTAACTCCAGCTTAGTCACATTCAGCGTTTCAATCGTTGCATACTTACTGACCAATTCATCCGCATTTACCACGCCGACCAGATCAATCCTCTCTGCCTTGATCAGAGCCTTATCTGGGGTCAGATTGATCTCCGCAATGAGGTTGTCTTTTGATACTTTTAAGTCAACTTCACCGGCCACCGCTTTGATCTGCGTGGACAGGTTCTGGTTGATATCTTTCATTTCCAGACGAGTTTCATCCACCGTCCTAGTAAGCACATTTGTTTTGCCCTTCAACTGGATAATCTGCTTCTGCAGTCCATTAACCTGCCCGGTCCTGTACTCCTCGCCCTCCGCTGTATAACTGTCCCGGAGTGCCTGGATGCCTTTCAGTGTTCGCTGTAAGATGTAGGTGTACACATCCTCACGGGTTGTATGTAACAAAATGCCATCTCCCACCTCCAGGCAGGGATTGCCGCGGGCTTCCACCTGTGCCGGACGGTACCATACGACACCGATTACACTCAGCACATTATCAGCTATAGTTTGCAGTTCTGCCGCAGACTTTCCATACACCAAAAAGTTGTCCTCTATGATGTAACAGTTATTGCCAGTACCAGAGATAGCACCGATGTCGTTCTCTTCCTGCCGGATCTGCAGCTTATCAATATGCTGGCAGATAAAGTCCTCATACTGACAGGATAGATACATGCTCTTGGATACTTCAGATGTTCCCATCGGATCAGCAGGGTAAATATCATCTGCAGGATACAGATTCTCCGCCGGATACAATCCCTCAATCATCTGCTCCAGCACCACATACCGCAGCTTACCATTTCGACTAATGTGTCCAAAGCAGCCATTAATCTCGCAGATGGATTCGATTACTGTTTTCCCAGGGAGTTCTCCGGGATCCATGGTCTTCTCTATTGCCATATCATCGTTAACCAGCGTGATTTCTTCCTGCTCCACGCCAACATAGGCACAAAAGCTATTCCTGAACTGCTGAAGAGTCATCGGAAATGTCAGGCTGTTATACCACCCGGACACCTCCGCATTCAGAATGTCGTACATAGCATCGTATGCTACGATATCCCGATATCTTCTATCTGCCGTAGGTACATCAGAATCCACTTTATAAACTCCCATCATAAAAGGAGCCTCATCGGCTCCTTCCAATGTTACTGATACTGATATCTTTTTCCCTGCAAGAGGTACTACCCGTTCCCTGACCCTCAATTTGAAAGTACTCGCCTCACATCTGCCAAAACTTATTTCACTCTCTGAGCATAGTCTCTCTGTGAGTTCTGCGCTTTCACCTTTCCAGTCCTCCTCATTCAGCACACTTCCATCACTACATTCAATCTGCATTTTTTTGGAAACAGATGTGTCATTATAAATATCTTTATATTTGTAATCTACCATGTCTCCTCCTTAATACTCTATGAATGCAACACGCAGAGGTTTATACTCAAGCTCCATGCCGTTCCACGACTTCGTTTCTACTGTATAATTCGGCACATACATTTCTCCCGTCTTATATTCTCCGGTGTTCACATCAAAGTATGTGACTAATGCTTTCCTTTCCTTCACATTTATGTATGCAGTTTCCAAAGTCTGCAGAAAATCTGTCATTTCTGCAGACTCCATAGGAATTGTATTGAACTCTATTTTGGTTGTATAATGGTCTGCGACCTCACGGTATAACTTATTCAATCCATTTCTGTCAGAATCCAAGTCTGCTCTCTGTTCCGGGCTTACCTTATAATTTTCGATATCCACATATTTCGAAATATCTGTATCTCCTACTTTTAACAGCCACCCTTGAAATGCCATTCTGTTGCCTCCTTATACATCCAGCAACAGGTAATTTCCGGTTGCCTTAAAATACTCCCTGTTTACCTTTTTCAATAATTCCGCAAATTTCACGCCATTTATTTCTATCGTATTTCCAGAAGCTATGATTCTGATGATGGTCTCCAAAAGTGTAATGATCTTATCCAGCTTTTCCGCGGAAATGGTTCCTCCAGATCCTGCCGTAGCCTGCGCTGCACTCAGTGCCATTTTCTGTAACTTATCTTCCGGTGATACAATTTCTCCCTGATGCCTATTATCACCTATCATGGCAAGCTGTGGCGTATTAGCCTTGACATATCCACCATTCCACAATTTAGGTATCTGCGGTGGATCACTCGGCATTTCGAAGCCCCAGTCTTTTCCAACCAGATCTCCTGCCTTCTTTGCGACGCTTCCGATGCCATTTACCACATTGCGTAGTGTAGAATATATCAGTGAAATCATTGCATTCACACCGTCAATAATAAGATTACATACTCCCTTGATAGATCCCCAAATTGCTTGCCAGATTCCATCCGTAATTTTTTGTAAGCCTTCCCATGCCTTTTTCCAGTTGCCTGTAAACACTCCGGTGAGGAAGTCCAACAGTCCTCCCAGTATTTTCATAGCTCCAGATATAATGTCTGACACGGTTGCGAATACGGTACTCATGATGTTTATCACAATGTCTGCCACCTGCTTGATTGTCGGTGTCAGATACCCAATAATTGGTTTGATTACGGTACTCCACGCGGCTGCAAGGAAATCGCCTACTGAGCTGATCAGATTAAGAATGTTATCCCATAGTGGTCTTAGATTTTCTTCCCATAATTCCTGTAACGCTTCCTTTGCATGATTCAGTACCGGCATTGCAATATCATTCCACAGTTCTAAAACCGTCTTCTTGATATCATTCCAGGCATCTACAATGTTTCCAAAGGTACTGCTTCCCTGAGACTCCCACCAGTCTGTAAGAGAGCTACCAAGTTCTTCAACAATTTTTCCTGCCAGTGATGCACATTCTCCACCGAATTCAAACAGATCTGTGAGTGTACCTTCTATCAGCTCCTGATTGTCTTTCAACCACTGGGATGTGTGTTCTGTGGAAATTTCAAACCCTTCCGCGAAGATTGTTCCCAGTGACATTCCAAATCCAGTACATCCAGTCAGAATATCATTGATTCCGTTTACAATATCAGGTCCTGCTTTATCCAGTGCCCCGAGCAGATTATTGTATATCTGCTCATTGATATCCGTAAGATTTGTAAATCCGTTCGCAATAGACTGGCTTACATCACTGCTCCAGGATTCTATCTTTTTCCTGTTGCGCTCCAGATAGCTTGCAATTCCATCCAGCCCTAGGTCTACCGCCTTGGCTGTAACAGCAATCTTATTTCCGATTCTGTTTCCGAGATATCCTCCCAGCGGATCCATGATTGTCTCAATGTTTCTGACTGTAGTTTTGGCCAATGGATCCATCTGAGCCATGATTCTTGAAAAATTATCCTTCAGATTTCCGAAATCAATCTTTTTCAGACCATTGTTGAACTGATCTGCAAAATTTTTGACACCGGGAATCTTGAATGCATCTGAGAGTTTTTTCGAAATTTTATCCACACTGGCTTCAACTTCCTGCGTGGAAGTCTGCAAACCAGCAATATCTATTCCTGAAGATCCTCCGGATGCCGAAGAGGAATCTGTCTTCTGGGAGAGCAAATCCAATTCATCAGTTGGAAGTAATCCACCTAACTTTTTAGCTGCTTTTCCCGCGGCATTAATATTATCACTGATTCCGGCAGACGCATCCTCTGCAGCCGCCATGCCTGTGGCTACATCATTACCCTTCTTCCCGGCAAATTTATCCGTAAATGCTTTAAATACATTCGCCAGCTGTACCAGTTTTCCCATCAGGGTATTGATCACCTTGATTGCCGGTGTCAGGACGTTGATCAATCCCTGACCGATTGCCGCCATAAAAGACTCAGTCTGCAGCTTCAGGATTCTGACCTGATTGGCCCAGCCATCAGAAGTCCGCATAAAGTCCCCGGATGCCGTCGCCAGTTTACTCTGAACAAAGGAATACCGTATGGCTACCTTTTCTGCCTCCGACATAGCCGCAGTGGTCTTCCCGTAGCCGTTGGCCATAGCATAGGCATCCAGTGCCGTCTGTGTCATGACGACACCAAGATCTTTCAGACTCTCTGTTTCTCCAGTGAATACCGATTTCAGCTTTGTATATGCTTCGTCCTGAGATATGTTATAAAAGGATGCCACATCTCCCGCCAGTCCTGTCAGAGTGGTAGACATATCGTATGCCTGCTTCTCGCTGAATCCGAAAGCCTTGGCCATTGCACCGAAGGTTCCTGTGTACCTCTTGGCCATCGTCTCGGACAGTCCAAATGCAGTTGCGGCATTATGCGCAAATTTATCTACCTGCTTTGACATTGCCGGGAATGTTACGTCCACAACATTCTGTACTTCACTCAGATCTGATCCCAGTTCGATACACTTCTCACTGAAATCTACGAGCTTTTTTACAGCAAAAGCGGCAGCCAGTTTCTTACCTACTTTCGTAGCCAGGCTCTGGATGCCGCTCATCTGCTTATTAAAGTCCTTTTTATTTACGACCAGATCTAATCCGATCTGTCCAACGCTTGTAGCTTCACTCATAACCAGCCTGCCTTCTAAGACAGGCACATCGGCACAGCGTCTTATAACTTCAACTCAAAAATCTTTTTACAGTCCTTATTTTTACAGCGGAAATAAATTCCTCTGCAATGTGCATCTTCCGTCTGCATTGCATTCACCGGATGCCCACAGTAAGGACACACTACTTTTTTCTTATCTACTTTTTCAATGTATATCGCCCCCTGCCAGAGAAATGAACGCATTCTTCAGTTGATCAAGGACTGCTGCCATATTATCAGGCGCTACCTTTTTTGCTCTGTTTGCACGCCATTCATTCCTGATTCTGTGTTGTTCCGGAGTAAAATGGTCTAAAATATCCTTATCCTCCTCGGCCCTGATTGCTACAATCCGTCCCAGCGGTGTCTCCGGTCCGATTCCAATAAGAAGATCCCTAAACTCATCCCACTTCATGGTATCAATTTCTTTTGACAGCCGGATCCCGTACTGCGCCTGGAAGGATGATACGATCAGACTGTAATCTCCGATCAGATCATAGTACGGGTCACTGCTCTCCCGGCTCTTCGTCTCCCGTGATCATGTCTACTGCTGCCATGATGATTGTCTGGAAATCCTTGAACTGGAGATTCAGTTTATCGATCTTTTTCCGATCCTTCTCATTAAAAATCAGTTCATATACCGCCAACACTTCTTTAGCTGATGTATCCTTCGAAAAAATACCCATGATCTTCAGCACAGTGGCTGCATCGGAATTTACTTCTACGGTAACATCCTTAACCTTCAATACCGGGTTCTCGTCAAAACTCAGCTTTTCTGTAATATCTACGATTTTCTTTGCCATAATAGCCTCCTGTTTTTATGCTGCGGGAGTAATCTCAGGTTTTCCATTGCTCATAATATCGAATTCCAACGGTGCCACAGCTGTAGAGTCTCCTGCTCCAATGTTCTTTACGTTCACGACTGCTCCGGCAAACAGCACCACGGTTCCGTCGGGGAATGTCCACTGGACATCTTTCTCTGCAGAGCGACCGTTTACCCACGCAAGTGCTGCTACAGCATCATTACCGGCATCTCCTACGTTACGTTTCGCAGTTACGGATATGGTAACTCCCTTACTGGTAAGCAGGCGTCTCACCCATCCTTTTTCTGTAAACGGATGCCATTCCTCTACTCCATTATCGAAAGATACACTGAATGTCTCGCAGTCCGCAATATCAACCATTTTCTTTTCGACACCGCTTGCTGCCGCATTGATCTGGAACTGGTTTTCATAGCATGGATATACTCCTGTAATAGGTGTGCTCATTCTTTTTCACCTTTTCCTTTCTCATAAATAACAGCCATCTCTATGACCCATTCGCAGATACCGGCATCATCTTTTCCGACATCCTGCGGTTCATAAAGAGGCTGTATAAATTTTATCAACTGATTGTTGACCGTTACATTTCTTGCAGCCTTCACCGCATCAAATGCTGTCATGGCTGTCTTTTCTGACTCTCTCGGCGAATTATTCCAGTGAATCAACAGGGTGACATATTTTGTCCCGTAAGATACAAGTTGTGGTCCTCCTAATGCTGTCTTATACTCCTGCTGATGTTTGCTGTTATAAACACCGATGGACTTCTCCTGCTTGTCCGGCAGGCTTCCCATATATACATGGTCTGCCAGTTCAATGGATTCCACATAATCCCGCACATCCGATAACATCATAATCCGGCAATCCTCCTGTATATTTGTTTGTATGCCTTTTGGCAGTACTCTGATTTCTTCCCAGAGATCCAGTCCTCATACCATTCGCCTCTTGCATTCGGATTCTCCGTCTTCTGGAAATGATATTCCGGGTGAAAATAAAGCCGTCTTGCATAGGATGTGCTAGATATGATACTGACTTTTCCCTGGCTGCTCTCCGAATAATCGACAAAAGTGCTCTCGTTTTGCAGATTGCCGGTATCCCTTGGGAACACCTGTGCCTGCACCACATTGGTATGTAATGCCTCGGCGGTCTGCTCTAAAGCCATCACCTGTGCTCTCGTCAATTGTTGGATCTTCGGAAAATTCAGCTTTACTGTGGAGTTTACACTAATCATACCAGTAGCACCTCCGTATAGTTGACTGTTCCGTCCGGGTTTCTCGCCTTACGCCCTTCCAGAATCCTGCGCTTACCCCCAAATATCACAGCACTTCCTCCGGATATAACCGGAAGCTCCGGGCAAATATCTCCTGAAAACAATGCTGTTCCTGTAATCTCTATCAGTTTCTTCTCGGCTGTCAGCACAGTCTTGGCTTTGTCCTGATAGTTACATTTTCCGGAATATTCCACCGGCTTCAATGGCTCCCCGTATTTGTTCAGTCCTTCCTGATCTATCGCAACAGAGATATCTGTCTTGCATAATCTTTTGGGCACCAGACACGGATATTTCATGGAATCACCTCGCAATTCTGCAACACAGACCCGTCTGCATCAGCAACGAATAGACATCCCGCTTCATGACAATACCTTTTTCCATGAAAACATTCCAGGAACTTCCAAACTGTGCGGATACTCCATTTATGCTATAGCCGGATAAAATCGTATTGATTTCATCTGCATTCTCATATTCGAAATCTGCCTGCATGCAGACAACCTCTTTGATGGTCTCCTTTTGAAAAGCTGTCATATGGTCGAATCCTGCTGCCACAATCCGGTTAAATGTCAGACTGTCAATATGCCGGGAGGCCTGACGAAGTGCTCTTTCAAGCTCTCCGTCAGGAATCACGCTGCCATTATAGCTATCTTTATATTCTTCTTTTCTTACATAAGGTTTGTATGACATATGCCATCCTTACTCCCCGGTATACTCCGTGGTATCCACATCTACATAAACGCTATCCACTTTATTGTCACGTCCATTCGGGAATACAAAGGTATCAGACAGAGATCTGTTCTGGTACAGGTATCCGTCTCCTTCTGTATGTGTTCCGGGATTGAAATAATAGATAGAAGCAATCTTAGGAACTGTCTTACAGGTCTGTCCGCATGCCACCAGTACATTGATCTTATGAGCTCCGGTTACAGCTGCAACGTGGTTACTGGTGTCCTCGACCACCTTTTTCAGCGGAGCAAATCCACCCTCAGCAGGCTCCCAGTCGAAAGCATCATAGAAACGCTCATCGTCGATAACTTCCATGATGGGTACACCATCAATATCTGTCACTCTGGTCTCGATACCAATACCGCCCTCAGCAATCTGCGTAAGTTCAATCTTACGGGTAAATTCTGTAGACTGCTCCAGTGCATCCATAATGGGACTGGCCACATACATAAGCAGGCTGCCATTTGCCTTGTACCGTCTCAACTTACCTTTTGCAAGGATGTCCTTCAGCATTCCGAATACCTTTGCCTTTGTATAAGCAGAAATAGCGGTCTGGCTGTGATATCCCTCTTCCTTCTGTGCCACCTGTGCCACACGGGAGAAGAACAGGGCATCTGTCTCAGGCACTACCTGAGTCTGTTCGAAGGTTCTGGAGATATTCTGCATGGATGCTGTTGCATTGGTCTCATCTACATCTGCCTTGTCTACAAGGAATTGAACGTCTCTGTCATGAGTTACTGTAAAAGGAACATCTTTCTGATCGAAGGATCCTGTGTTCCATCCACCGGTTCTTTTGTGATTCTTATAACCAGTAGTGCTCATCTGTGTAAAGTGGAATGTCTTCGCATCCAGCCATCTTACATTAGATGTAATAAAGGGAGAGGTTAACGCTCCCTGCATCAGAATCTGCAGGAGTTCAGGACTCCACTGCTGTGCATAGTTTAAATTAGGCATATCTCATACCTTCCTTTCCTTAGTTCCACCGATTCCATCTTTTGGTCGGTGTCTGTTGCTGTTGTACGGTTGCCTGTTGTGTATGCTGCGAAGGATCTCCGCCTGTCCCTACATGAAGGAAACCTGTAGTATCTGTCTCCTGCGGCTTTAATGCAGGAATATCCTCTAGCACCTTATTCAGGGCTTCCGTAAGTTTCTCATTGCTGATCTTTCCATCCTGTCCTACTGTCTGGCTGAAATCTGCCATCTTCAGTACATAGGGAATGGATGTTACGCTGATTCCCAGTCCGACTGCTGTCATCGTCGCTGCCTGCTGGATCTGTGCCTGTCTTGCCTCAGCTGCTGCGGTTGCGACCTGCTGTTGCAATGCTTCCACATTCGGCTGATTTGCCGCCTTCTGTTCCTTGAAGGTTGCTATAGCCTGTTCCACCTCCTGTTGGGAAAGTCCCTGCTGCTTGAAATAGGCTTTCAATGCCGTATCCTCTTTTGCCGCAAGAGTTCCATCCAACATCTGCTGGATTTTCCCATAGTCAATCTGCGGTGTTGCATTCTGCTGTGACTGCTGATCAGTCTGTTCTCCTGCCGGTGCTCCGCCCTGGCTTCCATCGGGGTCTAAGAATCTTCTTACTGTCTTGTAAAACATAACGTACTCCTTTCCATTTTGAGGGTGTCACCCTTACTGCGATCCATTGTCTTCGGTGTCTCCGGTCACGCTGCAGTTTATTGCCTTGCTCGTGTTTGGGCATAAAAAAACACGCCATGAAGCGTGTGGATTCCAGATTATTTGTTGCACCGGTGCAATTTTCTTTTTTCGAGATAAAAATACCACCAATCTACTGATCGGTGGCTTCATGTTCTTTTACCATTCTTCGCAAACGTTCTTTATAATCCTCATAGCTTTTATCTTTTCCGATGATGTATGCGGCATCTCCCATTTTTTCGGAGAAGGATAATACTTTCCTGCGCAACTCCTGCAGTTCCTCATCGTTTTTCATTTTTTCAACAAATTCTTTTTTGAACATAATTACCTCTTTAGCACTTTCATAAATGCTTCATATAGCTCTGGCAATTCACTTTTTATGAATTCTACAGTTATATCATCCGACTGATACAATGCAGCATATATATCCGCAAATATCTCCGACTCCGCATATCCGGGTTTACCTATGTATTGTGATTCATGTCTGTATACTCCTGTAATCACATTGTCTGTTATGCATGACATTATATCACTGATGAAGTAATTGTACTCTAAATCACCATTTACAGCAAGTCTCCGTTGATACTTCTCCTTTTTTTGCAATATTTTGTTTTCTGTATTTTTTATTGCCTCTGCGAATTCAGCATACATGGGACTGCCATACTCATTATGATCAATTCTATGGGCTATTTCATGCGCCAGCACATGCTTGTAGTTCTCCTCTTCATACTGCGGATGTCTCGGATTGATAATTATCAAATCATTATCAAGATCATACGAAAATGCATATTCTGACAGTTCATCTATCTTGATGCACTCATCTCTTGTGTACTGATCCATTAAATCGATCATGATCTGCGGAGTATCCGATCTCGGCACTTTCACCTCATCAGGAACTTTATGCCGGTCTTCCGTTTCCTGACTCCATTCTTTTTCCTTCGCACGGTACTTGCTTTTATTCTCCGGATCCAGTGAAAATGATGCTAATCTATGGAATTTTTTCTCTTGTCTCTCTGCATATTGCTGTCTTGCTTCTTTCCTGTTCTGTTCTTCGATATCTTCTATGTCTTTTTTACTGTATTCATTATCCAAATCCTCCAATTCTGGAAAATAGGTAGTGTGGCTGTCTCTGCATCTAGGGTGGTATAGTCCTGCTGCTATTGCCGCGCTCATCAGGGGATATGGTCCATCCTTGGCGCTTCCGCCGCTCCATACATCATCGATCAGTATCTTACCAACAAACGGTAAACACTTTGGGCAGGGATTTCCACGCTTATTCATGATCACCGTGGATATCCCCCATTCCTGCCTTTTCTGCCCTTCCCCCTGCAGGTATGCACGCTTACTGGCTGTCCGTATTGCCATGTCCGCATAGTCTGCCAATGTGTGCCTGGATCCATTGGCATATTCCACACAGTTAAGACCAGCGGCAATGAAATCCTTTGTAGCCATGTCTACCGCCTTCTCATAAGTCCCTGCTCCACTGTTGGCATATACCTGAGCATTAAAAATAATCTTGCGATATTGGTCATTTGCCATGCGCAGGACGGCTGTCTCAGCCTTTTCCATGTCTGATGTGGTCGCCCGGATCAGCGCCTCCAGCTTCCTCTGGTTCAACCGGAAGAATGCCGCCGATGCTCCCGGACTTACTCTTCTTGCCTGGAAACCTTTCTTTATAGCCTCCAGTATGGCTATCTCCTGCTCCATATCTCCTTCATCCCTGGCAGTACTGATCAGTGCTTCGATTCGGTTATTGATATCCTTGAATTTCGCACCGAACCGCTCCTGATTCTCTTTTCTGTACTTTTCCAGTGCCCGGAGTTGTTCTGCCTGCCACATGGACCACTGCTTGTCCTCATCGATTTCCTCAATCTTATGTCTTCGCATATTCCGGATCATGGAAGCAATGAGTTCATTCTCAATAGCTTGGAATGCTGCTCCGATATCATATTCTGAATTTATCTTAGGCATCTAATCACCTGCCGTTTGCATATACCTTGAATCCCTGGCTTTTAAACTGTCTGGTCAATGTCTTGATCTGCGTGACGCTGGTACAATGATCACATCGGAGTTCCGCATAATTACCTTTTTCCACTGCATAGATTCCTTTCGGGACCTGCTCACTGGCCACCTCCAGGAGCCCCTGGTATTCCTCCCGGTTCATCCGGTATGTTTTTTTCGCTACCTTTACTTCCATCACTGCCTCCTGCAAATCCGTTTATCCTGAATTCTCCTGCATCCGTCCTGATTTCCGGCTCCGGAATACTCTGAATACCCTGCTCTGCCTTGAGCCTTGCGATCTCTTCCTGTTTGCAATCATCATCCAGACTGTCACCATACAATTCCTCCACACAGCGCTCAATGCTCATGATTCCGCTCTGCTTTGCCTTACCAACTGTTTCCACCTGAGATTCAAATGAAGGATTGGCATATTCTCCAAATGGGAGATTTACCTCTACACTTTCCACTGCCTCATTCTTCATCAGGTGATATGCGTTGATACACATGGATACTACCTGTGGCAATACTGTCTGAAGAGTTTCCACGATAATATTTCTTGTGTACAGCGTTGTTTTTTCCTTTTCACGCTGCGCTTCTGCATTATCCAGTTTTTTTACATCAATCCCCAGTGTAGAAGGACTGATGATCCCCTGCAGGCAAAGGTCCAGTGCCGTACAGTAGGAAGCCTGATAGCTGTCATGAGGAATGCTCGGCTGGTCTGTACTGATTACGTTTTTCTGCCCTTCGCGCTGGTCTCCTTCTGCTGCAAAATATCTGTTATCGAACGGATTCGGTGTTATCGCAGCTCCTGTTTCCGGATCCCTCGGAACCAGACAGTCCGGAATATATGTTTTGGCTCTTCCTGCTCTCAGTGCATCCATCCACTGGCTCCATACTTCATCCAGCGCATCATAGCTGTCCACCTTTCCGTCAAAGATGCTTCCGCCACGTCCTTCATATTTTGCCGACTTATAGAACATCATAGGCACCGCCAGCATAACGTTTTTATCGAAGGTCACGTCTTCCAGTGAATCGGTTATCTGTAATGTAGTCAGCGGAACCTGTCTGTTATCCAGATACAGTTCGTTCTTTACATACCCATATCCATATATCTCATTGAGCACATATGTCTTGCCTCCTCCGCTGTATGGTGTCTTAAATATTACTTCCCTGACCTTGTCCTTTTTCCGGATGATTTCGACACGATCCCCGGCATACCATTCTAAAATAGGATACTTACTGAGCTCTGTATCAATGGACACTTTAAAAGCCCCGTCTCCGATATACAGCGTCTCTTTGATTGCATCCTCTATCTTATCGGCAAAGTTATTATTCTCAGGCTTTGCAATGTCTTTCCATATCTGTTTCTGTTTTTCGTTCTCTGAGGAAAATTCAAATTCCCCCATATCCGGAAGGACTACTGCTGCCAGAGTTCTCACCGTAAGCGCCGGAACACCTGTGTGGATCTTGCGCATTTCCATCCCCGGTGTACTCTTGCTGGACCAGAATTTATATTTATCTGCATATTCCGCATTCTGCTCATAGAACTGCTCCAGTTCGTTGCTGTCACCACGATACCAGATGCGGTTTCGGATCGCATTCCCCTCGAAGTCCATCATCTCATTGATATTGAACACATAGGGATTCGCCGGAGAAACATTCAGCCAGCTCCGTATACCTCTTTTGATATTCTCATTTATCTTTTCCATCAGGTTCACCTCTGTTTATCCTCCTCGAATCCAATCATATTCCGGTATGGAATCCATCCGTACTGGTTTGCATTGATCGTATGGTCGTTCTTATCCTCCGGTACCGGAACATCCTCTTCCTCGTCCCATGAATAGCGTTCCAATTCTGAGATATGGTTTGTACAATCCTCAACTACCAGATAGCAGTCCTGCTGGATCCATCCCAGTTGTAAATTGATACGGTCCAGTATTGTTACCTTCTTGTAGGACTCAATGAAATTATAAAGGCACCCATGCAGGCGCTTATACTTTCGAAGTTCTGTTATTGTTGCCGCATCTGCGCAGTCAATAAAAGACTCTTTTGCAAATCCCCATTCCGATCTGCATCTATCCAGAAAAGCTATAAACTTTACCGCTGTGTCAGAAGGAGCCAGCGGCACACTGAGATCCGCATTGCTATATACCTTCTCAGCTAGTGTGATCAGCTTGCGGTCATCCGTAATGCCCTGGAAGATCATTGCAATAGTATCCGGAGATTTTGAGGAATATGATGTATCCAGTCCTGCTGTAAACTTCCTGAAACGGATATTCCCATCCGCAATCTGTTTCTTTACCCATGCAGCAGTAACCACATGCTTCTTTCTGCTGAAATTGGAAAATACAAGCCCTGTGGCTTTTCCTCGCAATCCTTGGATCTTATTCTTCCAGATCTTTGTGCCCTTGGGTGTATTCTGCAGGATCTGCTGTAGCTTATCTTCCGGCAATCCTGCATTATCCTTAAAAGAAAAGAACCAATGGATCCATCCGTCCTTTGGTTCTTCTTTTAATTCATCTATGATTTCCTGCGGAGTATCCTGTTTCCACTCAGGGAGTGGTCTGGCGCAGTTGACATATTCTTTATATACCGGCAGTCCCGGATCATCCGGATTAAGCGTTGCCATGAGATAATCACATCTCATGGATGCTTCACGAACAAAATCGATATCCGCAGTATTTATTTCATCAATGTACAGGCATCCATATTGTCCACCTAGAGCTTTCTTCCACTTTTTCTTGTTGCCGTAACCCAACACATAAATAACTTTATCTCCGCCCGTAGCGTGAAAAAGTATATGTGGTATCTTGTCATCCTTGGTACCGCTACCGTTATACTCTACCAAAATACCAAAGTCATCCAGAATACCCAGATCCTTGTTAATAATGTTCTTTTCTGCCGTACCGGTATCATCTGCCGCAAGGATATGTAACTTCTTTGGACTCTCTGCTACCTTGAGCATAAATTTAAATATTCCCACTGTTGTCTTGCCTGCTGCCGTAGTTCCTTCCAGGAATTCTACCGGAGCGTTGCACCGTAAAAATGCTTTATACTTTTCTGATAACAGCAGCTCACTTGTGCTCATTATCCACCACCACGCATCTGTCTGATCAGGTTATCCAGCTTGCTCTGTTCTGATTTAAGTTCTCCGGAGATCTGGACATCCTGCTTGTCACGCCATTTATCCGGCTTCCGATTCTTTAACCAGAATATTTGGGCTGTGGTATCCGGTTCTACTTCTTTTACCTTCCGTTCCACAAGCATTTCTTTTGTTTTTGGAAACTTTTCCCTTACAAGCATAAGTTCGTCATCTGTAGCCTCCGGATGTTCAAGCTTGTAGCGGTTCATATATTCCTTGAGTTTCTGGTAATATTCTTCCTGCTCCATCGGTACACTGATATACTTATCTTCATTGTACCGATATCCAAGTGCCCTCTTCAGAAGTGCATTTTCTACCTGAATGTCAACAATTTCCTTTCCCTTTTTTAGGGACTGACAAATCTGACAATACTGTTCTTTCCACCTATACAATGTTTTAGGTGTGATACCCATATTCGAGGCAATCTGTTCATCTGTTAATCCATCTCTTGCCCATCCTTCCAGCTTCAGCAAGCCTTCCGGTGTCAGCCAATACTCATATTTGCCTTTTGCCATCCGCTCACCATTCTTTCTACTGTTGCACCGGTGCAACTCCACGAAAAAAGGCAACGCAGATTATCTGCATTGCCCTTATCACTAATTTATCACGATACTATATTATCACATTTGACATGCGAAATCATGCCATCTTTTACTTCAGCTCCCCGATATACCTTCCGATTTGTTCTATGGTCTTAAAAACTATCCTCTTCATTTGTCTCTCACTGTACGAGGCACCACCGATCTTTAGGTAGGGAATCGGTGCTCTGAGACCTTTACTCCAGTACCTGATTCTTATTACCTTCTGTTCTTCTGGTCGAAGAGAATTATATACAAATTCCACTGCCTCAATCTCTTTCTTGATCCGTTCATGGTATACGGATGTCATCTTCAGGGCTTTTGCCTCTGTGATAGACTGCGCCTTGTCCCTTTCCCTGGCAGGATCCGACGGATGACTGCTGCCTCCCGCCGGCGATGCCATGATCTCCGATATGTACTCCTCATATTCTTTCTTTCGTTGGGGATACCGTAATAATATAGTTTCGATAATCCTCCAGCTTGCTCTGTTAATTCTTTGCATCGATGCTTTCTCCTTTCTGTTGCACCGGTGCAATTTCCGGTGCTATTACTATGCTACTCTGTTATACTTGTGCTGCATTTCTTCGATATCGTCGATCAGATAATACTGCACTGTCATGTCTGGCTTAGCATGTCCAAGTAATTTACTCACCAGCAGGACATCACCCGTCTTGCGATACAGTACACTTGCAAATGTCTTACGATACACATGCACGGTTGCTGTTATCCTGGTTACTCCTCCCCTGACTGCCATCTCCTTGGCCAACTTTTCTATGCCATACTCTTTCATTCTGTTATGCGGTGCCCGATCTGCCAAAAACAGCGGATCAGTCCCGGGCCTGTCCCCGATATAATTTCGTAGTGCCATCACTGCTACCGGCGTAAGCATTCCGGTACGGTAGGTGTCTGTCTTCTCGGCATAGATTGATACCTGCTTATTTGTCAGATCAATATCTGACACGTTGAGGTAAGAGATTTCACCGACACGCATGCCGGTACAGATCATCAATTCAAACAACGCCTTCTCCTTTGGCGTTTGCAGCGCATAGCGGATAGTTTCAACTTCCTCATCTGTCAATCGTACCTTCTTTTTCTTGATCTGCTTAACCTTATCTACTCCGTCAACAATATTGTCCTGGATATGCCTCTTTTTAAATGCCCAGGAAAAGAATGTGCATAAGTACCGGTATATTGTGGATTTATAATTGTGGCTGATGTGATCACGATAGGATCTAATAGCAAGATAATCTGTGATATCCTGCGCTGTCACATATTTATAATTTTTGTTCACAAAGTCAAAAAACTTGCGGATGATCCCGATGTAGCTCTTGATCGTGCCGGCATGGAGTCCTGCTGCCACCATATCCACACAGTATCTCTGCATTAACCACTCATTGTCATGCTCAATGGTCATTGGCAGCTGTTTGATCTCTGCCAGTTCAAAGTCCTGCAATTTTACGTAAAGCGTAATCTTCATCCGGTCGATCTGTTCTTTGGTCATGCTGTCACGTAATTCATAGGCTACGTCGTTGATTAAATCATTTTTAGTCATATGCGCACCTCATTTTCTCGTTGCCTAAGAAACATCCGTGTGATATGATGTCCTTAAGCAGTGAGCGGTAGATGCTATCTTTGGTCGGATGGTCTACCGCTGTTTTATTGGCATCGATTGCAGGCTCCTCTGCAGTTGGCTCTAAAATTGTGTATGATACTTATTACTCTTTTTCTATCACTCCTTCACTAACTTTCAGTTTTATTGTGTAATAATACGTACCGTTACACAGGTAAATAATTGTCCAGCGCCTGCCGGATCACCCAGGAGATAGGTCTGTCCTGCTGCCGGCAATAATTCATAAGTCTCTCATACTGCTCCGGATCCATGCTGATATCCTTCCGGATGTTCTTCTTACCTTCTTTCTTCGGTCTCGCCATTCCTATCTCCTTTCTGTTACACAATTTTTCCGATATTTCAGTTTACCGCATTATAATTCTCTGAAACTTTCAGGATCATATTCTACTTGTTCCTGATCATTCGATGAAGCGGTGTTCCACCAGTGCCCACCACCTGATGTGGTATAATCATCCCTTCCTTCATTTCCGTGATATCTAACCCTATAATTTCCACTTTTTTCGGGTTTTCCTTTTACCCACATACTTTTTCTTTCCTCCAATTCTTCCGGACTATATTTTCGATAGCTGATTCCGTAATTCGTAAATCCACCGGACTGATATGTTATAAGTCGTGACATTTTATACTCTCTTTCAGTTTTAAATGCTGCTTTCTTATCGCAAAAACAGCAAAACCGTCCTTCGTTTATCGACATAAGGCTAAATATCGTGGTACCGTCTCAGAAGTTTATAAGGTCATCTTGAACGGTCAAACGGCTGACCCTCTATTTCATTTTAGATCATCAATGCTTTCTTGCAGATCCTTATAATAGTTTATTTGATCATCGCAATGACTTTCCAATGCACAAATCATTTCATCCTTGGCTTCTGCCAGTGTTTCTGCTGCCAAATAATCCATATGTCCCTCTATAACCGATTGCCAGCCTATTTCTGATCCACAGTACACGATACTGCCTATGGTGACATTACCATCATAGGCAACTAAATCATATTGTATTTCCCAGTCATTCTGTTCTGGATCAACTTCTACCCACTTAAGATCACACATTTCCGATACCTCCACTAAATCCTAAATATTTTTCTAAAGATATTCTTTTTTGGCTTAATCACCTCGAAACTCTTTTCTTTCCAGTCGAAGACATAATCCAGGTTGTATGAACTGAAACCAATATTGTAATGTCGCTTTCCTACCTCTCTGTATTTTATTTCAAAATAAGGTTTTTCTTTTTTTCCAGTGACAATTATCTCGATGTCACTTACTTTTATTTTTTCCATATTCCGCTCCTCCGCTAAATCCTAATACTTTCCGTTTCTTCTTAAAATCTTTAGCATGTCCTCTATTCCCTGATGATAGCCATGATAAAAATTCTGTGCTTTTTGAACTTCTGCATTACACTTAATACTTGCATTATGTTCCAGTTCATTCGCTTTTTGTTCAATTTCCTCGTACTCTTTTTTATCCATCTACTTTTCCTCCGCTAAATCCTAAGAGCATTACCGCAAAATCTACAGTACTTTGCCAATATCACACACTTGGAACCGCCTGTATAATGGCTTTCCACATATTTGTGTACTACTGCTCCACAATATTTACACGTTATTCTTGCCATAACAGCGTAGCTGTCATTTATTTCTTTCTGTTCATCGTGTGACCACATTTCTCACTTAACTCCTTCGCTAAATCCTAATTTATTTGTTTTACCAAATTTGCATAATATCTACCTATACCACGCCCATTGTCAAATTTCTGATATTTATGAAACTTAATCGGATTAGATTTAATCAATTTAAGTACATCATCAGGGAAATTATTTTTATTGGCAATTTCTATCATCTTTTCGTTCGCAAATTCCTCTGTACATGAACCAAAAGGACAACCAATAGAATTCACTCCCCATGATTTTTCTATAATATCGATAATTTCTGTAATGTCTGGCATTTTCACTACCTCCATTCTCCCAAAGGAACTCCTAAGTTACCATCCCATGTCATTCCTGTTACCGATGGCATTTGGGTTGACCATGTACGACATATTCAGCTTTGCATCCGCAAGCTCCTTTTTAAGCTCCCTCACCTGCTTTTTTAATGCTGCATTTTCATCGATCATTTTCATGATTTTACATTCTTTCTTCTGATTACACTTGTTGCGCACCGAATAGTTATCACACATCTGGCAGATCTCTGTCTTGCTCATATTCTCTACCTCCATTCCTAAGTTAACTCTTCATCCCTATCCACTATGTCTACGACTCCATAAGGTGACATACTTTCCATCTCATCTTCTAATTTCTCGCACTCTGTTTTATGTTTGCAGTTATTGCAGTTAATCAGTATTGATTTACAATATTCTGCCAGTTCTCGTACTTTCATTCTTCACTACTCCTTTACCATCCGATGATACAGTAACCCGGCATCAGTCCATATTCCGGTACATCCCGGAGCACATACATTACTTTACGCGCTTCCATTCTTCCAGTATACTGGCCATCGTTCCATTCTCGCAGGATCAGTATGTCTCCCGGCTGTATATTGTCCTCATCCTTGCGGAGCTCGAAGTTTTTTCTCTCATTCCTCACTGTCTGGAAGTACTTCGGCAGGATTTTCTTCTCCACTGTCTTCATTCTTCTTTTTCCTCTTCTTTCGGTATTTTTCCGGATCATAGTCCGGATTGAAGGAGCTGCGTGTCATTGATATGCTCTCTTTCCGCTGGTCCTTTGCGTATGATCTACGCATGGTCTCTATTTCCGGATCCTGGTTCTCCAACCCCATTGTCAGGAGATCTCCGTAAGAAAAGCTCCGGCGGAATCCGGTCTTTTTATCCCTGGTTAATACTATTCTTGGATAAATTTCTATAATTTCGTATTCCCTGAATGGCTTTCCCCATCTCCCCGGATCCTCTTCGTTTTCTTTTATTTTTATAACATCCCCGATATGTACATTATGGATTCGTGGCGCAGGATCCGGCGGAAGATTGCCGTCCCAGTCCTTATACTGCATTGTTGTCTCCTTCCCGGGCGGCTACTGCCTCTTGGTATCAGCGGCCGCCCCGTGGCTATGTCTATAGTTATCGTGAGTACACTCCAAAAGGCTTATTGGTTTAATTTCTTAATTGTTTCTTTAACGCTGTCGTAATAGCGATTGATTCCACGCACTAAAAGTTCTGTCTGTGTAATTCCCATCATTTCAGCGCAATATTCCATTCGCCGTTTTTCTTCTGGTGTCAGTCGTACTGAGATAAGTTCAGTTCGTGCTTTCATAATTTCTCCGTTTTGTATATACAAATTTGTATATACATTATTTCCATTTGCTGTAGGTCAGGGCATCCTCGCTCCAGTCCGGATAATGGTCCTGCAAATACGCTCGGAAGAGTTGCAGCATCTCCTCCCGTCTGCCCTTGTTTCCGTTATCCAGCATCTCATGGTGACTCTGGCAACCCAGGGCTCCATTTTGTGGGATCCCGAGTCCGCCACGTGAGCGCGGTATGTAGTGCATGATGCTCTGCAGCTGCTGTCCGTACCAGGTGACGTCCTCCATGTGATATTCCATACGGCAAAAGATGCACTGATACAGATCCCGCTCCTTGATGATCTGACGAGAGGCGGCATTAAACTCCCTCGCTCTCGCCTGTTTCGACATCTTCGGCATTCTGTCTGCCTCCTTTTCTGAGTTCTTCCAGTCTATCCAGGTATCCGGAGATATCTTTCACCTGCACTCGCGCCGCGCTGATCAGATCCATCTCTGCGTAACGTACCAGATTATCCACTGCTCCACGGATGGACTGGAGATAAGCTGTGCGCTGGTCTCCTTTAGATGGGCAATATTGCGGAAAGTCGTTTTCAAGGTCTGTCTGTCCCGGTACCTGCTCTTCCGTACCCATGGTGTCGGTATTCTGATTATCCGCGTCAGTTTCTCGGGAGGACGAGTCATTTACCTGTGTTTGCGGCTCTTCCGGTGCCGGATCCGGTGCGGCTCCCGGGATGGTCATCTGCTCCGGCTTCTTGTCCGGCTCCTTCGGCTTTTTCTTCGGTTCTGTGTTTGCTTTGGTCACACGGGATTCCTTACGCTTTTCAGGTTTCTTCTCTTTCGGAGTCTCATCCGGTTGCACCGGTGCAATTTCCGGTTCTTCCGGTGTTAAGTCCTCGCCATATAACATCTTGTACTGCTCCTCAGGACTGCTGCCTCCATCTACGAGTGACCGTACTGCAAGGCATATCTGATTTTCTGTGTATTTACTCCGCTCCAGCGTCTTCAAATTCACGATGGTAGCTCCATCAGAATTAACAATGATCTGCGTGCGGCGCTCTCCCGGGATCCGGACGGTATACACTGCGTCTCCCTGCGGAATCAGTACATCTATGATCTCTGCATTATTTCTGTTTCCGCTTGCTGTTTCCATAAAGCATACCATCCACAGCTTCCGGAAGAGATCTTCCTGCTCCTTACCCAGCTGCCAGAGGTTTCTTTCCAAGGGTGATCCCTCCGGTGGAAGCATGGGCTTGTCCGTGACGGCTGCTGCCTCTGCCTTCTCGATCTCCACCTCAATATCTGTGACCTTGCTCTCAGCATCCACCTCGTCCTTTATGTCCTGAATCTCTGCCTTGGACAGCGTAGGCGGAAGCGCCTCGTTGATCTCGTCCGGGATCTGCAGCATCAAGGTAAGCTTTGCATATCCAAATCCTTGGTAATTCGGTATGAGGTGATCCGAGTATCCATTTTCTGAAAATCGGTCATTGATGTTGATAAATCGGCTCACCTGAGTCTTATCTATGCCATATTCCGCTTTTGCGAAGTCCGTCACATTGGCATACCCACTCTCTTCCAGTACATTGGTATCCCTTGCCACCTTAAGCAGATACCCGATCTGTACAAAGTCCTCCGCTGTCCGGGTGAGAACTGCATCCAGTTCCTGTTTATATTCCTGATAAGTTTTTGTGTATTCCATTAATTCCATCAGATTACCTCCATCAGATCTTCTGCCAATCCTTTCAGGACCACAGTATTATTCTTTGCCTTCAGTTCTTCTATGTTCTTCTGCCGCAGAATCTCACTCTGTGCGGCATATTCATGATCCTGTTTGCTCATGCGCTTGCGGATCACCTTCTGCCACTCCCTCAGGAACGGCTTTATCTCTTCTATGCCCGGCTCCTCGTCGTAGGCTCCCCGGTGCTGGCGGATGGTACCGCCCGGCTCCACCTCTATCGTGTAAAAAGACTTATCCGGGGATGACTGCTGCCGCAGGAAGCAGATATAGGTCTCTCTGCTGACAATCCGGTCAAAATACCGCTCTGTATTGCCAACACAGTGATGCAGCGCCATGCCCTCCGCCGTAATCTCCATAAAATCCTTTGGTACCAGGATGCAATAGGTGTCATTCTGATACTCAAACTTGGCGCGGATCTCAGCCAGGATATCTTCGTACCCGGGATATTTTTCCCGCATCTCCTGCGCCTGTTTCCTTGCCATTTCCGCATTTCTTTTTCTTTCAAATTCTTCCTTGTGCAGTTCCACTTCCGCATTCACTTCATCGTGCCGGCGTTTCAACTCCCTGGGGCGGTGTACCAGTGCATCATCCATGTGTTTTCCCAGCGTTCGTGACATGGACAGATAGTCCTCGTACTGATTCCATACATCCTGGATCTTCATTCCCGGATACGATTCCTTTTTCTGCCGGTTCAGGTAATTCATAAGCTGTTCCGGTGACATGTATTCTCCGGCGAGAGATTTATCATAGTACTCCGGATCAATTCTGTTTTTTTCTGTCCATGCGATAAATTCTGCCGACAGCTTTCTTTCTTCCAGTTCTGACCACTGCATCCAACGCAGCATCTGCATTCCGCCGTTTTCCTGCCGCAGGCGGTTGATCAGCTGCTTGTCATCTATCAGTAAGATATCTTCCATGCATTCACCGTTTACTTCGATTGTTCTCCCAGAATACCCGCCCCAGTATGTAATACACTGTGATAATTCATCCAGCAGACGGTAAAAACGTCCCTTTGCCATATACTCCGCGATACCGGTAAATTGCTGATTGCTTTCCACAAGCAATCCGTTATAAAATGCCTTAATCCCCCTCTGTGCCAGCATTGGGAGAACATCTGACCATATCTCATATGCGGTATCTTTCAATCCTGCTTTGATTCCTTCTGCGTCCGGATACAGGTAGGATGTATGCAAGCGTCTGTTTTGCGGATTGTGGTCGTGCCATCCGCACCAGTACACATCACAGTAGTAATAGATTTTCATAATATCCTTTGCTCCGCGGAGCATCATCAGGCGGATCTGTTCATCCAGCTCTGTATCTCTCGTTCCTGTTCTGGACCAGTCCACCGTTGCCTTAAAATGTCTCTCCACTCCCTGTTTTTCATCCACGTCATGGATCATCGTCAGCCATCCGATTGTTTGGATTCTTCCCCTTGTTTTTTCCACCGTCAGGTCATGACCACAGAGAGGACATTTGATCTGTTTACGATGTTTTACAGGGACATCTGCTGCCTCTTCTTTGAAATCTCCGTTGCATGCGGTACAATGGCAGGTCTTGTCCTGCTTGTTATAAAAGGCATATTGCAGATCTCCTACCAGTCTCTCGGTGATCCAGTCATATACCCTGCGTCCCGGCTTCGGACACTTATTCATGAGATCTCTGATTCTCTGTTCTTTCCGGTCTCTGGCACGTTCCCTCTTATCCGCACTGTAGTCTTTTTCCATCCGACATATCCTCCGCAAGGGATCGCTGATCCAACTGTAATCATGCATCGGGACAAACTTCTCCAGTTCTTTTGCCTGTTTTTCTTCCAGCCAATCTCCCTTACACGGTTCCGATCCCCAGTAACATCCTCCAAATCCTTCCGTGCAATTTGTCAGATTGGTCTGCTCTTTTTTGCCTGATCCGACGTAATAGGTGCCGTATTCCCATGTTTTCCGGTCTACGGCGTGCCGGCAGATATTTACTTTATTTTTCCAGATGTCCATGATCAGGTACTGGTCCGTCGCCTGAAAAGTGATCTGGTTTTCTTTCTTCCTACTTTTTGTCCGTGGTATCAACGGTGCTTTCAGTATTTCTCTCCACTTCATGCCTGCTGCCTCCTCTCCGCTTCTGCCAGATCCTCCAGGGTGTACCACACGCCCGGCAGGATATAGACTCCGTCCACATCAAATATCTTGGCCGCTGTGATCTTTCCTTTCTCTTCCTGGATCAGCCCCAGGTGTGCTCCGTCACAGCCGCTTACTTTTGGATGGATTCCTCTTGCAATGGCGATCCCATCCGGAATCCTGATCTCTGCTGTGTTCTCCTTTACCTCTACCATATGACGCGAGGTCTTCCAGTTATCCCGGCGCGGATGATGTATCATGTAAAGCATGGCTTCTTTTGCAATGTCACGGTTGGTCAGTTCTCGCAGCAGAGTCAGTTTTGTGCATGCGATGCGGGTGTCGTGTCCGTCTTCTGCAATGTCTCCTTCTGCTTTGGCTTTAAAATACCTGTTACCGGCGCCCAGTCCGTAATACCATGTGCAGTCCAGCACATACTCGCAGGCATGCAGTCCTGTTGATGCGCATTGTGACCGTTCTGCCGTCGCCGGTACTCCAAGCTGATACTGTATTCCCTGCCCTGGTTTACAGGTCATGTCATTGTTTGTTGCTTTAAATACAATCATTTCTTCTCTCCCATGTAATAATCCAAGATGATCTTTTTTAAGTCATCACGCCCGCACATTCCAATCTGTCCGGCGCTCTCCGGCAATCCTGCTGCCTTTGTGATTCTCCGGTCAACCGTTACTCGGTTTTTCGATGCCAGTTTCAGTCCGGCGGCCAGCACATCCAAAAGCTTTTTATCCGGATTAAATACGGCATTGGCCAGAGCTGCACCGTCCTCTTCCATGTGCTGTGTCGGATATTCCATCAGCATCTGGACCACAAAATCTTTCCAGTCCTTCATCTGGCTCTCCAGCTTCAGGTCCTCTGCTTCCAGTTTCAGCTTACCGATTGCTGCCATTGTCTCATTGCACAGAGTATCCTCTGCATCGTCGCTGTCCATGTAGTCCTCGGCATCCTCTTTCTCCAGTCCGTTCTCTGTGGCCAGTCCGATCAGCGCTTCCAGGTCCCCCTCTGCCTTCTGGGCGGCTGCTGCCCTGTTTAACTCCTCTACGGTATTAAATATTCCAAATTTCTTCTCCATCTGTTCTCCTTTCCCCGGTTGCACCGGTGCAACTTCCGAATTTTTCTCGGTAGTTCAGTCGGTTTCACCTTGTGACCGACTGTTTTTCTGTCATATTGTTATATTCTCACCATCTCGGTGGATTCACCGGAATGGTCTCTAACATGAGTACTCTACTCATGCTGTCAGTTTTTCGGCACTTCTGCAAAAATGTCTTTTAATGCCCGTTTCAGCGGCAGATTAAACCGCATCCACTCCGCATATTCGTGTTTTTCGCTCTCTGCCAGCAGGATATGACCGCCCTCTTCCACGTCCTGGAGGAGCATTTCCCACAAGACTGCGTTTTTTACCGGATTGCCCTTAGCGTTCTTCCAGCCATCGTGCTGCCACTTCTCCGGCCAGCGCTGTTCGATGGCTGCTGCCACGTTGCTGCACTCTGTATGGATCACTACAGTGCAGGCATAATGGAGACGCTGCAGGGCATCCCGGATGGCACGCAGGACGGATGCACTCTCCGTGGTGTCGTCATACTCTGCGATCTGCGGAGCAGCTTCGTAGTCGCTTCCGTTCTTGCGCTTAGTCCTCATGATGTACATTGCCCGTCCGGATCCCTTTGCAGATCCCCGGAGAGTCGTGCCTATAAAGATATCCACTACTTTCAATTCATTTCCCAATTTATCAACACCTCCTTACCCTGTTCGGCGGTTTCTTCCGCTCGGTGCTTTTAAGTCTGATCAGTGTGTAACTCCGGTACAAAAATCCTGTGACCGGATTGATGCCCTCATGCATCCTGGCTATGTAATATCCCTTGGGCGGCTTGACCTCCAGCTTCCATCGGACCAGCTTGTCCGTCCGTGGCTCCGGAAGCGGCATATTACGGCTAGTGTTGTATGATGACTCCGCAATCCTTGGTTTGCCCGGTGTGCCGTCTGCCTTGGTCTCCGCTGTGTGCTCGTCCTTGGTCAGGTAATTCGCCAGCTGCTCCATGTCGTCTCCTGTAAACTTGCTGTGACAGATCTCTGCCACGTAGGTGCCGCCCTTTGTCCATGCCTTGGTCACGATAGCAGCCGCATCACCCTTCGGTGTCTGCTTTATCACAAGATGGATATGCCAGGCTCCCTTGGTTCCCTTTTCTATGTTCCTAATCCAGTAGAGCGGTACGCCCCTGGCTCGGTAGATCTTCCGGATCTTGGTGATTGCTGCCCGGAAGTCCTTCAGCGCTCCTTCCATATCCGGCGGACGATTCCCTACTGCATATGTCCATGTGATAAACAAATCTCCCTGGTCAAAGTACTGGATCAGCCTCCATCTACATCTCCTGACCTTGTTCCTCTGATTGATCAGCCGCACCTGTTCCTTGGTCGGCTTCTCCTTCTTCTGTCTGCTCTTCCCTGGGGATCCATAGTTGCCATCGTGGTATTCTTCCACGTCCAGCACATCCCCATGTCTTAGCCTTATTTTCTTTCTCTTAACCATGTCTCTGTATCCTAACTTTAATATCTTTATCAAGTGCGCAGGGGCTTTCAAAAAGCCCCATTTTTCTTGACTTTTCCGGCTTACAGAGGTATACTTATCTTGTCTATATAAGTAGCTCTGTGAGCTGGCCGGCATCGCCAAATGCCGGCTTTTTTATTGCTCTGCGTAGACAGGCTCTACTATGTAATTATCCGGTGACCAGTAGTACCGCTTTTTACCTGTCAGCAGGTACTCCACGCCCTGGATCTCCCTGTCGTAGTACTCCACCGTGCGTTTAAAATCTGCCCTCTCACGCTGCAGGCGGTCCAGTATGACCTGGATGGCATCATCGGTGATTGTGATATACCGGATGCCCTTCATCATGACCAGATGTGCATTCTGATACTTCCGGAGGACATACGGGAAAACCTCCTGTGCCTCATGGTCAACCAGCATCATTAATGGCTCTGTCGGGGTCTGTTCCAACCTCTCCATAATCTCCTGCACTCTCTCGTCTTTCACGCTTTCCACCTCCTCTCAGTTCCTCCAGTTTTCGCTCCAGTTCCCGGATCCTTTTCTGCTTTTTCTGCCATTCTTCCACTTGATTTTCCAAAAAAAGGCAAAAAATAAAAAGCACTGTCGCCATGCCCATGACTATGGCGATCTGCTCTCCTACTTCTGTTGTCCCAAAAACATCCCTCAAAACCCACGCTCCGAGGAGTGATATCGCAATATTTTTATACATCCGTAGCCCCTCCGTATATCTGATCTCTCAGTCTATGTATCTGGATTATCCTTTTATTGCAAAGGTCCTCCATTACTTCCAGCGTGCTCAGCAATGACTGCTCCTGCTTGTCATTCGTTGTAATGATCTGTAAACCTTCAAAGTTATAATATTTCGCCTCCGGCACTGACTGCTTCACTTCATCATAGACATACCCGGCCAGTTGCGAATTGCTGGCTTCCCAGTATTTGTGACCGTCTTTGTTTTTCACAATTTCCTTGGCACAATACTTAATCATTTTCATGTTTATCCCTTTCCGATCACGCTCTCTGCGTGGTGCCCGGAATCTACCCGGACACCGAAAGAGGTTCGTGCCGCCATAGCAGGTACGGCACATCTACGGGGGACGTGGTGCTGTCAGATAACACCACGCACAGAACGTGATCTATAATATGATGCTTGTCCCCATGCCCTCTACGTGGTGCCCAGCCAGGGGAGGACTGGACACACACGCTAATTGTGTAAAAGGGGAGTGTGGTGTCGGGTAACACCACGTACAGGGCACGGATTGATAATTATTCCTCAGATATCAATGCTTTTTCCTGCTTGTCTGGGAGCAGGTCTGTTACCTTAACTCCCAGTGCCACAGCCACCTTACCAATATATTTAGGCTTGGCATAATTTCCCCGGCGGATCGCATACACTATATTCTTTGGCACTCCGGCCTTTTCAGCCAGTTCTGCAGGCTCCAGCATATTCTCTGCCATTGCAATCAGTATCTTCTTGCTGTCTACCTGCAGCATCGTCTTATCCTTTGGTATTGGCATACATTCACTTCCCTTCTAACTCAAATATCGCCCACCGCAGCGCTGCCTTGGTATCCTCATCAATGTCATCCCGCTCCAGCAGAGCATATAATCTGTCGATTCTCTCCATTCCTGCTGTCTCCTTCCTTTATTAGTGATGAGATGATAGTTGCATCCTCCATGCTCTTTTTCTATAATTGATAGTGTCCAATTACCAATTACAAAATTTCAAAGGAGGAATTCACTATGGATGATTTGACTCGCATTTCCTTAGATGCTCTTGTTGAAGAAAATCTAAGGAACAATTCCGATAATATGGTAAAAGCCATTCTTCAAGGCGTTGAATCCTGCCCTGATCAGGATTCTCGTTATGCAAAAATGATAATTAATGCCGTTCACTATTCGACCCACGCTTCCGTTCAGTTGATGGCTGAATTGTTGCTACAAACTGGTATTCTCCAACATGCTGATGAGCCTGCACTGCGAAAGCAGCTTTTAAAGCTTCTACAGGACTAGGATTTTGCATTAAAGCTCTTGCAGACACCAGCTCTGCGAGAGCCTTCGTCTTTTCGGTGATCTCATTCTCCATGTCATTACCTTCATCGATACGCTTTTTGATGTGCTCAGCCAATGCATCGATCAGTTCGTCTACTTTGCTCATTGCTTATTCCTCCTTCTTAAATAGTTCATTGGCATCTACCCCCAAAGCTATCGCGATATTCATAATGTCTATATCTTTGATAATCTTTCGGCCCTTCATCATGGAGCAAAACTGATTTGGAGTATAGCCAGCCCTGGCAGCTACCGCAGATTGCTTTAAACATTTCTGCTTAATTATTCTTTTTACGTTAGGTGCTACGATAGAATTCAATTTTGTTCTCCTTTCCTAAAGATTCTTTAGTTCTTTTACAGAATAACTCATGATTCTTTAGTTGTCAATACATTTTCTAAAATATCTTGAGTTTTTTGTATTTACATTTGAATATTTTTGAGTTATATTATTAGCAAAGAAAGAGGTGTGTGTATGGGTATTGGATATAGAATAAAAGAAGCAAGAGAACGAATGGGGTTAACCCAAACTGAACTCGGTGCCTTAATTGGCGTAACTGGTTCTGCTATTACCAACTACGAAAAGGAAACCAGCCATCCGAAAGAACAAATTATATATAAATTAATGGAAACGTTAAACGTGGACGCAAACTACTTGTTTCAAGATGCTGTTAAGATAAAAAAACAACAAAACGATGTTACGCTGGCAGAATATGACCATATAAAGAAATACCGTGATCTCGATGACCATGGCAGAGAAATGGTAGATTTCACACTAACCAAAGAATGGGAACGCTCTACCGCAGAGAAAAAGGCTGGCAAGGTTATTCCTTTGGCGGCTCCTGCTGCCTCTGCTTTAGATCCAAATGCAGCACATGCAATTTCCGGAGCTTCCGCAGCAGATCAAAAGCACGATGATGATATTATGGATGATGAGAACTTCTAGTCCATTACAACTATGATGAGGCGATTTTATTGACTACATATACAGATTTACTGATAGAGGCTGATAAACAGCACCTGATCACAAAAGAGAAACCGCTGATGGCAAATTGCGGACGAATAAAAGGCAATCGGATCGCTATCAAACACGATCTGGATGAAACCGAAAAGAAATGCACGTTGGCCGAAGAACTTGGGCATTACCATACTACCGTCGGAGACATTATCGATCAGTCCTCCGATTCCAACCGCAAGCAAGAGCTCCGAGCAAGACTCTGGAGTTATAACAAACTGATCGGACTACACGGCATCATCTCCTGCCACAAGGCGCACTATACTACCTCTTATGAGATGGCTGATTACCTGGGTGTCACAGAGGAGTTTCTGCAGGAAGCTCTGCAGTGCTATCGGAGCAAGTACGGTATCTGCGTGCAATATGATAACTACGTGATCTACTTCGACCCGGTTTCTGTGTTGGAGCTAATATAATTCATATATGAAAGGGGAAATTTATATGGGATTCACTAAAATCTTTAACAGTATCCGTTCTTCGACTATGTTACCCTCGGATATCGAAAACGTCTCGTTGAAACGCATTATTCCTAAAATTAATGAGTGGAATATTGATACTGTGCTTATTTCTGCAAATCGGAATTGTACTGCCTGTAAACAATATAATCAACAGGTGTTTTCTCTTTATGGGAAAAATAAAAATTATCCAAAGTTACCTGATATACTATATCAACGTTCTTGCCCTGTTTGTGGTAAAATTTTTGGTGCTACAATATACGGCTTATAATATTTGTGATCTTCATTTTAAAAAATTGCACCAGTGCAACTTTCAATAAAAAAATCAGCCCCAGTGCTTCCAACACCAGAGCTGATCCGATTACCGGGTAAACCGATAAATCACCTTGAACAAGTGCATTTTATCATTTTCCCGGTGAAATTTCAACCCACCGGGCATTTTTATGCCCAAAAAGGAGGATGATACTATATGGCAAAGCGTATGCGGAACCCAAACGGTTACGGAAGCATTGTGAAGCTTTCCGGGAACCGCCGGAACCCCTACATGGTCAAAGTGAATACCCATATGGACGAGCGGTACTATCCGGTGTATGACATCCTCGGTTACTATCCTACCTGGGCTGATGCATCCATTGCGCTGGCCAAGTATAATGATGATCCTTATGACATTTCTGCGGCACACATGACGTTTGCGCAGTTATACAAATACTATTATGATGATAAATATGTTTATGCCTCAAAGAAGCTATCCAAAAGTTCTATGTATTGCACGCAGATGGCATACCGGTACTGCTCCCCATTGCATAACCAAGTATATTCTTCTCTCCGAACAATACACTTCCAGCGAATTCTGGATACCGGCAAAGACAAAGACGGAAAACCTTTTAGCCATTCTGTTCAGGAACATATCCTCAACTTGATGCGGCAGATGGATACCTATGGTATTGGAAACGGTATTATTAAAAACGGGTATGCAACATATGCCAAGATCAAGATCGATGACGATGATGAACAGGGCGTGCCCTTTACGGATGAAGAATTGCGGCTGCTCTGGTCCCATAAGGACGTTCCTTTTGTTGATACCATCCTCATTTACTGTTACTCTGGATGGCGTATCAATGAGCTGGGACTAATGCCATTAAAAAACATTGATCTCGAAAACTGGACCTTTACTGGTGGTCTGAAAACTAGATGCAGTAAAAACCGCTGTGTTCCGATTCATTCGGCTATACAGAACATGGTTCGTAACCGTTATCATCCTGAGTTTAAAAGTTTGATCTACCATAATGGGCAAAAAAACATTTCAGAAAGTGATTATCGAGATGAATTCAACCGTGCTCTGCTTGCCTGCGGCATCACCGAACCACACACCCCGCATGACTGCCGGCACACCTTTAACGAGCTACTTCGGAAAGCAAAAGCCGATGAAACATGTAAATATAAAATGATGGGACATGCCGGGCGCGACATTAACCAAAAGGTATACACACATCTCAACGTTGATGACTTAAGACCAGAAATAGAGAAAATTCAAATCCCCGCAGTGTAACCTGTGGGGATATTCTTGTGTTACTAGTGTGTTACTAGTTGTTCATAAATGTAGTGATTTTAATATTTTTCACTTTTTTACATTTTGCTTAAATACGGGTTTTTTGAAGTCCATATATTAAAATAAATCAATATGAATATCTTAAGAGTTAAGATTTTCTTGAGATTTTATTTCACCAAAAATGACATCAGGCAGTTGTATGCTGATGTCATTTTTGCTTTCTATAATTATTACTTATTATTCCTTTACAGCTCCGATATTTACTCCCTGTACAAAATATTTCTGGCAGAATGGATAAATGATCATAAACGGCAGAATTGCTACGATAACCGCTGCATTTTTAACTGTATTTTCAGTAGCTCCTTCTACCGCTGACGGAAGATCGCTTCCCATGATCAGTGCCCGCAGCTTCATCTGGAAGTTATACAGGTTTGAATTTGTGATATACAGCTTATAGTTCGTGTAATCGTTCCAATAGCCCACCGCGTACATCAGTCCGATGGATGCCAGTGCCGCCTTTGACAATGGCAATACGATCTTGTACAGGATCCGGAAATGTGAACATCCGTCAATCTCCGCAGACTCCATCAGGCTGACCGGGATCCCTTCAAAGAAATTCTTCATCAGCACCAGATTGTATACATTGATCGCAGGCAGCAGGATCACACCCCACAGATTATTTGTCAGATGGAAATCCTTCATTACCAGATAGGTCGGGATCATACCTCCGTTAAATATCATGGTAAACAACAGCACATTGGCGATAAATGCCCGCCCCGGCATCTTCCACTGGATCAGCACATACGCTCCGAGTACAGAGATCAGCAATCCCATGATCGTTCCCATAACCGTCGTGTAACAGGAAATCAGAAATGGTCTGAGCATCGTCGGATTGGTAAAAATTGATTTATATCCCGCGAAGCCGAACTGCTCCGGAAACAATTTCATACCATAAGCCGTCTTCAGATCGAAAGAGTCCACCAGCACTTTATATACCGGTATGATCATCAGCAGAGAAAATAACGTAAATATCACGATCAATACGATATCAAAAATTTTCACTTTCTTTTTCATCAT